GTATTTGGGGTAGATGCCATGACCCCACCCTGCCATAGCGCCTCAACCTAGGTCAAGTCTTTATTCGCTCAGGTTCTGGGCTTTGCACCGTGTGCAGGTAATCGACCAAGGACGGGTCACCATTTCCGCCAGAAGGCGTCCACAGCGCCAACAGCGCGGTTTCGCGTCTCGACGCCCATCTCGCCCATACGGGTCGCCTGTGGGCGGTTCTGTGGGCGTTTCAGGCGAACTCACACCATCTCCCCGCAACGACCGCAAAACTCGACGTGCTGGCTGAAAGACGACGCTTCCCGCCGATCCGCCAAAGGATGCAAACATTCGCCATTTTCACCGATTTTCGGGGTCATTTGGCTTTCAACTTGGATGCGAAGCGCCGCCACAGCCTTGCCGATGGCGTCCAAACCGCCCAAAATGCCCTCCCAATCGACCTGTGGGACGGGTTCGCTGGCGGGCTGGTTCGCCAAAATGGTGTCCCGTAGCCCACTCATGGCAAGACCCACGCCTGCAAGTCGAGTCCGAACATCGCCCTCTCGTGTTCGTCCAGCCCCATTGGGTACGGGTCTGACGTGGCAATGACGCACATGAAGTTGACGCCCGAAATCGTGGTGTCGCGAATGGATCCGAGGCTGGCGCGGACAGCGAGGATTTTGGTTCGCGCGGCTGGGTAGTCGTTTCTTGCGGCGCGCGCAACGACACGGATGGACGGCTGTTCAATCGCGACGACTCCCGCCCCAAACACCTGCTCCGCGCCGTTGCCTCGGTCTTCAAAGACGCCAACTGCGACGTCTGGGGTGTCGCGTAGGTAGCCAAGGAAGATGTTCGTTGCCAAAGTGCCGACACCGTCGGTTTGCAGTTTCTCGCCAAGGGAGTCCAAAAGCGCCATCAGTAGAGTCCTCTCGCGATTGCTTCAATGCGAACGTTCATGCGGTAGGTGAAACCAATCATCGCTTTCTCGGCGGGCGTACTCAGGTACTTGGCTTGGCGACCGTTTGGTGGAAGCCCCGACGCCTTTGACGGGTGGGAGTAGGTCAGGTTCTCGTGTTGAACGAGTGCGTACTTTGCCGCCACGCCACCGTAGGTGATGTCGACGAACACTTTGTTTCCGGCGCTTTGAGGGTGATGCACGATTTGTGAACGCGCCAAGTTGCCTGTGTCGTAGGGGACAAGAAGGTCAGCCGAGTTCGCGACGTCTGTTGCTTCTTCGTACAGCGCGCGCCCGATGACCGGAAGCACATCCTTTTCCATGCGTCGTAAAGCGCCGAGCAGTTGCTCAATGCCGTACGTCGTTATCTTTGACATTGTTCACCCGCTCATCTTTCCGAAGGTCAGTTTCGTGGCGAACGCGCCGTCACCGTCGTCGCTTGTCTCGATGTTCAAAACGATGCGTGCCGACCCGTCAGGCAGGACAAGTTTGTCTTCAATGCCGATGGTGCTGACGCCGTAGAAGTAAATCGTGCCGTCAACTGACACGTCTTGCCCGTCGGCTTTCTGGCTGATGCCGGTGGACTTTTCAATTCGGCAACGCTGGCTTTTGCCCGTTCCAGAGAACGTGTCTTTGCCGTACGCGTCAGTAGATGACTTGGGGTACCAAGTCACCGTTTGAGGCATAAGGTCAAGGAAAACGCGCTCGATGGTCAATTGAACTTGTCCATGTCGATTGAGAACTTGAAGTCACCGAGGGCGTTTGCGGACACCGTCGGGATCGGCGGGTCTTGTTCGGCACCTTGGTTGCCGAGAACCATCGCCAAGTTGAGGTAACGGTCTGCGGTTGCTCCGTACTGCGTGGAGATGGAAAGACCACCAACCGAACGTGAGTAGTCGGCTTTGGCGGCGTATTTGGTTGCCAAGGAACGACACGCGTAAACAGCCGCGGTGTTTGTGTTGTTGGACGCTTGCACCAACAAGGCGGTGATTTCGTTGTCGTTTAGTTGCGCATTTTCGGCGTCTGTGTCACCAATCAAGAAACGAACCATGTCGATGGGGCGCGCGTCAGGGTTTCCTGTGTACGACCAAGCGGACGCGGTGTCGGCGAAAATCTCAATGGTTATCATGCCGTTGTTCGGCGCTGTCAGCGTCTTGCCTGTAAACGTCGCGGTAAAAGCACCGAGGTATTGACCCGCATTCAGAAGCGCATCGTTTGCCGACCAAGGGTACTCAACGTCGCCGGTGGCGGCGGTAACGACAGTGCAAACACCAGCCGTGATGACTTGGGTTCCTGTGGAGGCGTTCCACATATCAAAAGTCACTGTCGCACCAGTGAGGTTTATTGGTTCGTCGTCAAGAGTAAATTGACGCGCCAAGACGGGAAGTCGGTCGCCCTTCTTGATTGTTACGTTTGCCATTGATGTCTCCAAATGTCACGATGCGTCGACTAGCAGTGTAGAACCAGACGCCAAAACCTCGGTGGAAACCCCACTAACGCTGACAGACAGTCTACTGCCGTCTACAGACGACGTCGATGTCTTACTTCCGATGTTAAGTCGACGTGACCCATCAACGATTGCCGAGCCGAATCCAGAACCCGTAGCCACACGACCAGCAATGACAATTCTAACTACAGTTTGTGTTCCGACTCCAGCCCCTGTCGCGGTGCGCGGAACTTTGTGTAAGCCCGTCGCTAATTGTGTTCCGAAGCCTGACGCGATTGCTGTTCGCAAACGCGTGACCACAGTTGACGTCGTCGATGTTCCTGCACCAGCATTTGTTGCGGTGCGCGGAACAATCCTGCGCCAAGTGGCGGCTTGCGTCGTTATTGCCTGTCCGTCGCCCTGTGCATTTCGGTACACCTTGTGGTGGATAGAGTTCTGCGATGAACTCGTTCCCGACCCCGTTGCGGTTCGCGGAGCCGTGTGTAAGGATGAAACGGTCTGCGTCCCTGTACCAGCACCTGTCGCTGTTCGCGGAGCGGTGTGGAGTCCAGAACCTGTCGCTGTTCCACTTCCAGAAGCGGATGCTTGGCGAATATTGATGTGGAGTTCGGTCGTCGCGCTTGTACCCAAGGCAGTGCTGTTACCTGTTTTGGTAACGGTGCGAAGTTCATCTGTTGCTGATGAACCACTTCCTGCGCCGTTCGCTGTCCGAACCGATGTCACCAAGAACGTCACTTCACCAGACGTTGAACCGTTTCCTTCGCCTTGAGCGTTTCGGTAGACAAGATGAGCAACAGAGTTAGCGTCAGAACTTGACCCAGATCCGGTGGCTTGTCTTTGGTGCGCTACCAAACCTGTCGCTGTTTGAGTTCCCGTTCCATTGCCTGTTCCCGAAGCAGAACGGGTTGTGAAGCCAGATGCGGTTGAGTTTCCTTGACCTGAACCCGTAGCAACGCGGACAGGCGCGACACTGCTCGTTGCTGATGACGTTCCTAATCCTGACCCCGACGCTGTGCGCGCACGAATAACAAGTTCTGCCGTTGTCGATGCTCCAGAACCGTCACCTGTCGCTGTTCGTGGGACAAGACGTAATCCATCGGCTGTTTCGGTTCCTTGTCCCGAAGCAGATGCCGACCGAATGACGGTCTGTCTTTCGGTTGTTGCGCTTGTACCTTGTCCGTTCCCTGTTGCGGAACGCGGAGCAATGTGTAATCCAACCGCCGTGTCATCAGTCGATCCGGATCCGCTACCTTGGGCGTTTCTATAAATAAGATGAAGGATTGAGTTCTGCGAACTTCCCGTTCCTGAACCAGAAGCGTTACGTCCAATTGTGCGTAAACCTGATGCGCTTTGATTTGATGTCCCAGACCCCGTTGCTGAACGTGGGACGGTTACAAGTTCACTCGCACTGGACGTTCCTGTTCCTGCTCCAGACGCTGTTGCGGAGACAATTGCGAACGTTTGATTGTAAGTAATGCTTGACGTTGAATACTGAACGCCCGCGTCGTTATAAATTGCCATAAGAAACCCTGTCTAACACTTCACGTTTGTTCCTGAACATTCTTAGTTGGTTGTGAATGTAGGCAGGGTTAGTAAGGGAAATTTCGGTGGCGCGCTCAATCACTCGGTTTTCATCTGTCAGCGGAATTTCTAACCCAACTCCGTAGTAGTCGCGGAATTTCTGAATACCGATGTGAAGTTGCCGTTGCTCTTCTTTCAATACCGTCGCAGTGTCAACCAAACCCGGAAACACGATAGACAAAGCACTCAGCGAACTGTAAGCCATTCTCTCTCGTACGAACTGAAGCAAGGCTTCTGACGTTGGTACCAACTCAAGCGGTCTTTGACGCGCGTTTTCTTTACCCCTCAAGAAGGACGAAATCTGCATCTCAGGCTGACCAGCAATAAGTCCTGCGTCAAACTCAAGTGCGCTTAGGAAGCCTTGTGCGTCACCAGCAATACGTTCTTGGTTGTTAAAAGGCTCCCCATGTACGGCAGACCATTCGTGCAGTAAACGAAACATTTCCCCAAGTGTGTAAGCCCCGATGGGTAATTCTGCATCGTCAATGAAGTCGCGACGCAGAATTTCATCGTTGTGGAAATGAATGTAAAGCAAATGACCGACTGCTGGAACAGTCAAGACTGGTTCGTACATGATGATGTCGTCCAAAGATGAAACCAACTGAGGGTTCTTTACAGAGGGAGTCTCGTACGCCCGCGCGCCATACATCGTGTTGTCGCATCGCCATTCCATCGCAGGGTCGTAAATTGGTTCAGATTTACAGAACACAAACACCCCAACCTCAGACATGACCACGTCAGGAGAACGGTCGTAGAACTCGATGATGCGCTCAAAATGCTCAAGGTTAATTATTTCCTCGACGCCTTCGGCTTTCGCAATTAAGACAAGATTTCCCAAGTGCGCGAAAGGGTGATCCAAGGTCACTACCAACTGACCATTTTCCATTCGGTAAACATTCGCGTCATTGAAAACGTCATCGCCTGCAGGTGTGCGACGCACAATCTCCAACGAGTCGCCGTTTATGTGTCTTAAAGCAAAGAAATGCTTCGCTTTACCTAGCACGGACATTGAGAATGGCTGAACTGTAATCATGCCGCGCCATAATACTTAAACGTAATGCCACCAGCGGTTCCGCTTCCCCAGAAGCCTTGCCCACCTCTACCGACAGCAACTCCACCAGCAACCACTGTTCCATTCGCACCAGTAGACGACGTTCCGCCACCGCCACCGCCGTTACCGCCATTCAATCCGTAAGCGCCGCCGCCATTACCGCCAGCGCCGCCGTAGTCGGGATAACCAGCGTTAGAGCCTGCAGTGTCCGTTCCGCCACCGCCACCGCCCGAATATCGATTGTAGTCAGTGGCGTAAATGGGCTGGTTGTAGTCAGTGTAGCCATCGGTGCAGATGCCGTACTTGTCTTGCGCAGTGCAAACAAAGACATATTCGGCAACGTAGGTGTAACCGTA